TGGATACTAGATAAATAGATCAAAAAGAGGTGATCTATGGCCATCCCAACTTCCAGAGACCAACTTAAAGAACATTGCTTGCGAAGGTTAGGAAAGCCGGTCGTAGATATCAATGTGGACGACGAGCAGGTCGAAGACCGTATTGATGAAGCATTACTTTATTACAGAGACTATCACTTTGATGGTTCAGAACGTGTACTGCTTAAGCACCAAATAACAGAAGCTGATAAAACTAATAGGTACATTACTTTAGACGACTCATACATTGGAGTGGTCGGTGTGTTTGATGTTGGAGACTCTACCCAAACATCTAACCTTTTTAACGTACGTTATCAAATCCATCTAAACGATCTTTTTGACTTCTCCTCTGCCACATACGTACCTTATGTTACGGCAATGAGACACGTCGCTCAGTTAGAGGAAATTTTTGTTGGTAAGCAGCCAATTAGATTTAACCGCCATACCAACAAACTACACATTGACATGCATTGGAAAGATGTTAACACTGGCAACTTTATAGTTGTAGATTGCTACAAAGTAACTGATCCCAATACATATTCAGACGTTTGGGCTGATAGATGGCTACTACAGTACTCCACCTCATTAATTAAAAGGCAGTGGGGAGAGAACCTCAAGAAGTTTGAGGGTCTCCAGATGCCTGGTGGTCTTACGTTTAACGGCCAAAAGATTTGGGAGGAAGCAACTGAGGAGATTCGAAGACTGGAAGACGAGATGATTTCAAGTTACTCCTTACCAGTTAGCGATATGACCGGTTGATATGTTAAACAAATACTTTAACAATTATACATTTTCGCGCGAACAAGATGTCGTAGAAGACCTTATACTTGAGTCGATCAAGATATATGGCCATGACGTCAAGTATCTTCCTAGATCAGCAGTTAAGCAAGATAATTTGTTTGGCGAAGATATTCTTTCTAAGTTCGAAGAAGCCATAGATATAGAGATGTACTTGAAGTCGATGGAAGGCTTCGAGGGTGATGGACAGTTTCTTAGTAAGTTTGGATTAGAGATACGGGATCAGATAGTACTGACGGTATCTCGAAAGAGGTTTGATCAAGTTGTTACCTCACCCAAACTTATGACCGAGGTTGGTTACAATCTTGTTTTTGAAGATGGTAACAACAATGAGCCAAGTCGACAGTTTTTAACTGGAGATGCGGCAACTGAAGCATGGGTACAGGAGGGTGACGACTACTTAAACACCCTGAACCGTCCTAGAGAGGGAGATCTGATCTATTTCCCTATGATGGACAAAATATTCGAAGTAATGTATGTCGATGACCGCCCTGTACATTTTCAGTTAGGAAGAATGCAGTCCTATGATCTACGTTGTGAGCTCTATGAATACAGCAGCGAAGAGATTAGCACTGGCGATAGCACTATTGATGCAGTTGAAGATAACTTTAGCCTCAATACTCTTATACACCAGTTTACGTTAGAAGACGGTTCTGGAATTTTGAGGAGTGAGGATGGTGATAGTATCCTTCATGAGTTTACTGTTGAAACTGATACTACCGCTCCTGCTATTAATAACAACTTCTTCCAGTTTGAAGCAGATTCCGTGCTTGACTTCAGTGAGAAGAATCCGTTTAGTGAGGTTGATAGGTTTTAATGTTTGGACACACATACTATCACAGTATTATAAGAAAGTACATTATCATGTTTGGAACAATGTTCAATGATATCGATGTACAAAGATTTAATACTGCAGGTGAAAGAATCCAAACATTGAGGGTTCCAATTGCGTATGGGCCAAAAGAAAAGTTTTTGGTAAGACTTGCTCAGGATCCTAACTTCGATAAAGACGTAGCAATATCATTGCCAAGAATGTCTTTTGAAATTACATCTATGCTTTACAACTCTACTCGTAAGCTGCCTTCAACTCAGAAAAACGTATACACATATAGCGACAAAGATCAACTGAAGTATCAGTATACACCTGTACCTTTTGACATCAACATAGCGCTATCGGTGTTTGTAAAGAATGCTGACGACGGTGTACAGATACTTGAAGGTATCTTGCCATTCTTTACCCCGGAATGGACTAACAGCGTTAATTTAATACCAGAATTAAAACTTAAAATGGATGTCCCGGTTGTGTTTAATGATATATCAACCGAAGACACTTACGAAGGAGACTTCGCTACTAGAAGGGCGCTTATCCACACGTTGAACTTTACAGTAAAAGGATACTTGTTTGGTCCAGTTAGAACTCAGGGTGTTATTAAAAGAGCAATTACTACAACCAGTATACAAGCGCTTGATGATTCAACGTCACGGTTATCATCAATTACTAATACAACTCCTGGCTTGACAGCTAACGGTACTCCCACAACAGATTCGAGCTCATCATTACCAGTAGATCAAATAAAAAGTGACGACAATTATGGATACATAGAGAACCAGCAGTTCTTTAATGGTGGAGCAGATAGTGCCTAAAACCAATTTAGAAAACAATCTTAATGATTTGTTTGGTATTCCGGAAGATACGTCAAGCATTTCTGAGGTAAAGGGTGAGTTAGTATCTGTGGAACCGGTAAACGAATTAGTAAATCGTCAAGGCCGAGATTATACTGGTGACATCGATACGGATTACAGGTATGCTAGAGAGAATCTGTACGAAATTATTGAAAATGGATCGCATGCATTACATGAGCTTGTAGAGATAGCAAAGGCAAGTGAGCATCCAAGAGCATTTGAAGTAGTTGGATCTCTTATGAAAACTCTTACCGATGCAAACAAAGACTTGCTTGAGATACAGACTAAAGTAAAGAAGCTCAAGCAGGAAGAAAACATTCAGCAGGGCCCAAACAACGTAACTAATGCTCTCTTTGTCGGGTCTACGGCCGAACTACAAAATATGTTAAAGGATACATTAGATAGTGATACTTGAAGCGGCTACACCGCTATTATCCTCTCCTTGAAAAATAAGTCAACAGCCAATGGCAATTGAAACCTACTTAGGCAATAAAAACCTTAAAAAAGTTGGTGTTCCTGTCGAATACACACAGGAGCAGGTGCAGGAGTATATTAAATGCTCTCGTAATCCAGCGTACTTCATAAAGAACTATGTAAAGATTGTTAATGTTGACGCTGGCCTAATAGATTTCAGTTTGTGGCCTTTTCAAGAAGAAATGGTTAACAAATTTGAGGATAATCGTTTTGTAATATGTAAGCTACCTCGACAGGTTGGTAAAACCACTACCGTCGCTGCATATATTTTATGGCGAGTGCTGTTCACTGATCAATACAGTGTAGCTATCCTTGCAAACAAACTTGCCCAAGCGAGAGAGATTCTCGGACGAATACAAACTGCATATGAGTGGTTGCCTAAGTGGCTACAGCAAGGTGTAAAGGAATGGAACAAAGGTAACATAGAATTAGAAAATGGTTCTGAAATTCTTGCCTCTGCCACATCATCATCAGCTATTCGAGGTACATCTCAGAACTTAATCTACTTAGATGAATTTGCATTTGTACCAAACAATCTACAAGAAGAATTTTTCGCTTCTGTATTCCCTACTATTTCATCTGGTACTAGCACAAAGGTCCTTATAACATCCACGCCTAACGGCATGAATATGTTTTACAAGATTTGGGTGGATAGTGAAGAAGGAAACAACAGCTATGTTAGGCACGATGTACATTGGTCGGATGTTCCAGGCAGAGACGAGGCTTGGAAAAAGGAGACTATAAAGAATACAAGCGAAGAGCAATTTAGACAAGAATTTGAATGTGAGTTTCTAGGTAGTACCGCTACACTTATCGACGGTAGAAAACTAGCTCAAATTCCATTTATAACTCCACTAAAGTCTAAAAATGGGTTTGACATTTACGAGCAGCCCCGACCAGATCGCATGTATGTAATTACCGTTGATTCTGCAAGAGGATTAGGACTAGATTACAGTGCATTAGTTGTGTTTGATGTCACTGAAATACCCTATAAAATTGTTGGTAAGTATAGATCCAAAGAAATATCACCAATGTTCTACCCAGATGTGATTGTAAACGCAGCTAGAAAATACAATGACGCGTTTGTGTTGGTTGAACTTAATGATCTAGGTGAAACGGTTGCAAACATTATTCAGCAGGATCTTGAATACGAAAATATACTAAGTACAAGTGTTAAAGGAAGAGGCGGTCAGCAGATAGGTGGTGGTTTCTCTCATCGAATTCAATTAGGTGTAAAGACTACTAAAACTGTTAAACGTGTTGGATGTTCTCATCTAAAAGATGTAGTAGAAAACGACAAGTTAATCTTAAATGATTACGACATACTGCAAGAGCTTTCGGTTTTCATAAATAAAAGAAACAGCTATGAAGCTGAGGAAGGTCACCACGATGACCTCGTAATGTGTGCAGTTTTATTTTCGTGGTTAGTAAGGCAAGAGTTTTTTATTGAACTTACAGATAATGATGTTAGGAACAAGCTGTATTTGGAAAATCAAAAGTTGATTGAAGACGACGTTTTACCTTTTGGTATTATAGACGATGGTATTGAAGCACACGAAAGGGAAGATACGGTTGGACCTTTAGGCTATACGTATAGTGTGAAGGACGTTGTAGACTTCTAAAATTATAAATAAAAGAGTAATAAAACCAACAAGGAGATCAAAATGGCCTTCCAAATTTCTCCAGGAGTAAACGTAAGTGAGATCGATCTTACTACTATTGTTCCTGCAGTACAAACAACGATCGGTGGCTTTGCAGGCCGCTTCCGTTGGGGTCCAGTTGGACAGACGGTATTACTTGCTGATGAAGCTCAATTAGTAAGTCAATTCCAGAAACCCGACAGTACAACACAAGTTTTTCAGGACTTCTTTACAGCAGCCAACTTTTTGTCATATACAAATGCTCTGCAGTTAGTAAGGATCAACAACTCTGGTCTTGTAAATGCAAACGCTAATGCAGCTTCAATTCTTGTTAAGAGCGAAGAGCATTACGATGAGCTTTACTCAACAGGTATTTCTGGAGCAGGTGATGTTGTTGCGAAATATCCAGGTGCACTGGGTAATTCTCTCAAGTACTCCATATGTGCTAGTGGAAATGCGTTTGAATCCACACTATCCGGTAACTATACTGTAGTAAATGGTAACAATGGCGTTGTATTTTCTGCAAATCAGGCCTTGACGCTTAGTGTAGGAGATTTTATTCAATTGGGTCCAGATAAGGATCTTTATAAGATATCTACAGTAGATGCAGGCGGGCTTTCAGCAACCCTAGAAAGTACTTACACTGGCAACACCGTAAACAATGCATCTGCTCTTAACCGCCGTTGGGAGTGGTATAACTTCTTCAATGGTGCTCCAGGTACATCTCCATACGCTACAACGCGCGGTGGTTCAACTGATGAAATGCACATTGTTGTAATTGATGAAGATGGTGAGTGGACAAATGTTAAGAATCAAGTAATTGAGGTTTGGGATTCGGTTTCTAAGGCGGGAGACGCTAAGAGAGAAGATGGATCAAGCAACTATTACAAAGATGTGCTTAATCGTCAGTCGGCCTATCTATGGTGGGCAAATCATCCAACTGGTGTAACTAATGCTGGTAGTAACGCTTTAGGTACTACTTTTGGTGTGCCAATCCAACCAATCACTAATTCACTGGCAAGTGGTAGTGATGGAAGCTCAGGCACACCTGGAAACTATCAACTTGCATACGATAAGTTTAAGTCTGCTGAAGACGTCGATGTTTCTATCTTAATTGGTGGCGCTTCAACTTCAGCCACTGCTGTACATTTGATTAACAACATTGCAGAGTACAGGAAAGACTGCATTGTATGTCTTTCACCTGAGCTAGCAGACGTTGTTAACAACACATCGTACATTGGAGCACAGGTAGATGATTCAGTATCGTTTAGGAACGCTCTTCCATCTACTTCATATGCTACAATGGACAGTGGTTGGAAGTATCAGTACGACAAGTATAACGATACTTACAGATGGGTACCGTTAAACGGTGATACAGCAGGAACTATGGCTAGAACAGATGAAGTTCGTGATCCATGGTATTCACCTGCTGGACTTAACCGCGGCAGGATTAAGAATGTTGTAAAACTTGCTTACAATCCTAATAAGACTAATCGAGACGAGCTGTACAAGAACGGCATCAACCCAATTGTAACCTTCCCAGGCGAAGGAACAGTTTTGTTTGGTGACAAGACTTTGCTGTCATCTCCTAGTGCTTTCGATCGAATTAACGTACGTAGGCTGTTTATCGTACTTGAAAAGGCTATTGCAATTGCTGCAAGATCAAGTCTGTTCGAGTTTAACGATGCGTTTACTAGATCGCAGTTTGTAAACTTGGTTGAGCCATTCCTACGAGATGTTCAAGGTCGCCGAGGAATCACTGATTTCAGAGTAGTTTGTGACGAAACAAACAATACTGGAGAAGTTATTGATCGAAATGAGTTTGTTGGAGATATATACATCAAACCGGCACGTTCTATCAATTTTATTCAGCTCAACTTTGTAGCTGTTAGAACTGGTGTAGAATTCGAAGAAGTCGTAGGTCAGTTTTAATACAAGGTAAAGGAGAATAAAAAATGGCTTTTAACGTAAACGAGTTTAAAGGCGCACTATCAGGAGGAGGGGCACGCCCCTCTCTCTTTGAGGCTTCTATTAGTGGCCCTACATTCGCTGAAGACATCAGATTTCACTGCAGAGCTACCTCCATTCCTCAATCAACGTTGGGTACAGTAATTGTTCCTTACTTTGGTCGTCAGGTAAAGTTGGCAGGAAACAGGACATTTGATGATTGGACAGTTACTATTATTAACGACGAAGATTTTGCTATCCGAAATGCGTTTGAGTCGTGGAGTGATCAAATTAACTCTCACACACAAAACACGCAAACCGCTGGACCGGATAAAGCAGGATACGGTTGTACTGGTCTTGTTTTCCAATACGGAAAGGATGGCGGCACAATAGGTTCTCCATGGGTTTTCAATGGAATCTACCCAGTAGCAATCTCTCCGATTGACCTGTCTTGGGATGCTGAAGCAGTTGAAGAATTCACTGTTACATTCGCCTACGACTGGTGGGAGCACGGCGGCAGTACCTCATAAGGGGTAAAAGATGGCTAATCAGCTTTATCCAAAAGCTAAGCAGGCTTTGCTTGGCGGTGAATTAAATTTGTCATCTAATGTAGTCACCTTAGCATTAGTAGACACGGACGTCTACACTTTCAGCACTTCACACGAGTTTAGGTCAAGTGTACCTAATACAGCTGTAGTTGCAACTGCTAATCTTAACAGTAAAACTATTACGGATGGTGTTTTTGATGCTGCTGACGCTGTATTCCCTTTTGTAACGGGTGCTAACTGTGAAGCGTTAATTATATATCACAATACTGGTGATGCAGAAAACGATGGCAACCGCCAAGCAGATTCACGCTTGGTTGTCTATATTGACACTGCCTCTGGACTTCCTATTCTACCAAACGGTGGAGATATTACAGTGAAGTTCTCGGATGGTGCTTCAAAAATCTTTGCGATCTAACACAATCACTGTGTGTGACGAGGTCGATAAATATTTCGACCTCCTTTTTTATTCATTGAGGACAGCATAGTGCAACTTTTCGGATTCAATATAACAAGGGCAGATCAAGAAACCAAAGAAGATCTGAAAACCTTTGTCCCCCCACAGCCTGATGATGGTGCTATTGAAATAGCACCAGGTGGCTCCTATGGTACTTTTGTAGACCTGGATGGAACTGCTAAGTCAGAGGCAGAGTTAGTTTCTCGTTATCGTGAAATGTCAATGCAGCCAGAGTGTGATTCTGCTGTAGAAGACGTTGTGAACGAAGCTATCGTAATGACTGAAGAAAATCCAATTGAGATTGTATTGGATGACCTTAAGCAACCAAACTCTATTAAGAACAAGATTAGAGAAGAGTTTGAAAATATTCTTGAAATGCTTGATTTTACAAATAAAGGGTACGATATCTTTAGACGCTGGTATGTTGATGGAAGATTATATCACCACATTATTATTAACGACAAAGATCCAAGAGACGGTATTAGAGAACTTAGATACATTGATCCACGCAAGATACGTAAAGTAAGAGAAAAAGTAAAGTCTAAGGATCCTCGTACTGGTGCTACCATCTATAACAAAGAGCAAAAAGAATATTATCTATTTAATCCTAAAGGTATATCTTCTACCTCACAGCAAGGTGTAAAGATTGCCGTAGATAGCATTAGTCACATCCACAGTGGCTTAATGGATTCAAGGAACAAAATGATCCTTGGCCATTTGCACAAAGCTGTCAAGCCTCTCAACCAACTTAGAATGCTCGAAGATGCAACTGTAATCTACAGACTTGCAAGAGCACCAGAGCGTCGAATCTTTTATATTGACGTTGGTAATCTGCCAAAAATGAAGGCAGAACAGTATCTTCGAGACATGATGGTCAAACATAAGAATAAGTTG